ATCATAATAATTTACTAAAGTTTCTTTGTTTTTCAAACTTTATCACACTTCTAAACTTATCAAACATTGTATCTCCCTTATGACTTATGACAAATACATTTTGGTCAGCAAAAGTGTGCAATATTTTTAAGAAATCATCAGTACCAGTAGTATCTAAACTACTATCAAAGATTTCATCTAGTATTAGTAAATTAGTGTTGGTTGAGTTTTTCATCTTTGCAACAGCTCTCCAAGTAAAGAGAAGTGCAAGGTCAATCCTCATTTTTTCACCCTCACTAAAAGAAGAATAACTAAATTCATCTCTGTGTCTGGACTTAATAGTTTCATTAAAATTATTGTCCAGTTTAAAGTTAACATAAAAATCCATACTTGTCAAGTACCCATTGATTAATTTATTCATAATCGGTAAATACTTGTTTATTATCTTTGTTTTGATACCAGTATCCATTAATAGATTTCTTGCAACATCTACATAAAACTTATCTTCTCTTAGTTTAGTTATCTGTTCCTCTTGTATCTTACATCTTTCTGATAATCTAGTGAGTTTTGCTTTGTCTTCTTCAGATACTTCACCTTTTTTATAATTAGAAATATCTTTTTCAGTTGATATGATTAGTTTTTGCATATGTGTAATTGATGCACAAGACTTTGCAATCTCAACTTCTTTTTCTCTTATTTGTTTTAATAACAACTCTACATCATTTAAAATAGTTTCCTTTGATTTAAGTTCTACTTTTAATTTTTCTATACCATCATTTAGTTCTTCTATTCTGTTATGTTTTTCTTCTATCTTTTTATTCTTTAGTTCAGACTCTATGTCTTGAGTACAAACTGGACAAGTTTCATTATTTTCAAAAAACTCTTTTTGTCTTTTATTTTCATCTATACGATTAGAAAGTTTAGCTTCCATTTTATGATATTCACGAATACTATTTTTGATATCTTGTTTTTTAAAAACTTTAGGTTGTAGTTCTTTTACCTCTTCATTAAGAACATCAACTCTTTTACTTTCCTCTAGTTTTACAGATTCAGTTTCATTTACTAAAGATACTTTTTCTTCTATAAGTTTTACTTTATTCTTTTTTATATCCTCAATATATTTTGATTGTAAATCTATTTTTTCTTTAGAGAGTCTAAATTCATATTCTATTGATTTAAGTTCTTCAGAAACTTCTTTTACTTTATGTTTTAATAAGAAATTCATTAATGAGAATATCTTAATGTCTAATATATCCTCTACTACTTCTCTTCTATCTTTACTTCTTAATTGCATAAAAGGAACAAATGTAGATGAGCCTAAGATTACAACTTGAGTAAATGAACGATAATTTAATTTAAGGATTTGTTGTTCTAATATCTTTTGTGTATCTAATGCATTTGCATCTTGATTCATCATACGACCATTACAATATATTTCAAATATATTTGGTTTCATACCACGAATAATTTTAAAGTTATTTTTTTGTATTACAAATTCTATCTCAACAATAGTTCCCCCTAAATTGATAGAGTTAATTAGTTGTGACTTACTCACAGTTCTAAATGGTTTATTGAATAGTACAAAACATAGTGCATCAAGAACTGTTGATTTACCAGAACCATTTTCTCCGACTATGAGTGTTGTAGGGCTTCTATCTAATTCAACTTCTAAAAAATAATTACCAGTAGATAATAAATTTTTCCATCTAACTTTCTTAAATATTATCAAATGAATTCCTCCAAACTTGCTGTTCCATACTTATCTGCAACTTTATTTACATTAGTAGAGTTATGTTTTACTTTACCACTATCTTGTTTGAACGGCATTACCTTTGTCAAAGTATATTTCTCGTCCTCTGGTTTTTTAACTTTCCATTCCAAGTCTTTATCTTTTGGATAGTCTAAATTCCAATTCATAGTAGATTTTTTAAGATACTTTCTATATGTTTTATTCATAGGATATATGTAACGAAACTGTTTACCAAAAACTCTAGTAATTTTCATTTCTTTTAGTTGTTCGGAATTAGGTCTGTGTCCATACTTCATTCCATCATCATTTGGTAATTGTCCTTGTAATGTTCTTGGATGTACCTTTTCCCCATCTAAAATATAAACATCTGTCCAAACAAATCCACCATATAAAAAATTTGCAGATTGATAAACATATCCAGGCTTACCAACAATACCATCTGCCCAAGTATAAAGATATTTTATATTGGATAAATTTTCTCGTATATAACTTAATGTTTTTGATAACATTTGAGATTCAGAATTACGAGGCATATCTTCATCCATACACATTTTTCCTATTTCATAATAATCTTTTGTATCTAATTCTGGAAATATTTTTTGTATGGTATGTTTAGGTCTAGTTCCCCAACCTAAAGTTATTACCCCAACTAACTTTTCATTTTGATAACAACCTAACCAATGTTTAGTTAGTCTAGGCATAACTGCACTATAATGTCTTTTTTGAACGAAAAGAGTTGCAACTTTCCAATCAATAGTCTTTATTATCAATCTTTAAATCACTTTCTGTTTCAATAACAACTCTTGCACCACAAGGTAGAATTGGTTTATCATTACCACCATAAAATAATTTAGATGGGCCTAGTATTTCAACACTATGACAATAAGTATTTTTACGACCTTCTTTGATAGTAATTACTGCTTCATTTGTTCCGTGTTTTTTATTTGCACGAATCTTGTGTTGATTTATGTGTATGTATTTTTTAGTCATATATGTAATCCATTGCGATTATTATTCTGTCTTCTTCTTCTAAAACTTCTTTAGGTAAATCTGGAGCTCTATGTGGAATACTTGCATCAAAAACTACAAGTGAATTTTGCACACCTTCTTTCATATCTCCAATACCTATATAAGTTCCATACTTAGGATATTTATTTTGTGCATAATATATGATACTTAAATCTGGACTTTCGTTAGTGTCTGCTTTCTGGTGTGTGTGATACATATTAATCGTTTCTTTAGATTGTTTCATACCCCAACACATCGTAAATGCACCAAATCCTATCTTGTTTAAGATAAACATATCATATATTGATTTGAAAAAATTATCCCAATGTTTATGTATTTTAACATATTTTCTGTGTATGTCAACCTTTGTTTGATATAAAGGTTTCATTTTATTTGGAGTAGGGTTATGTTTTAACTCATACTGTATATCTTTTACTATAAGAAGCCTATCTTCCTCTGATAATATATCATTTTTTGTTATAATCATTTTAGTCATTTACTATTAAATTCGTAACGATAGTTATTCTCATTTCGTCATTATATGATTTATCTACTTGGTGTTCTAAGTAAGATGGTATAATTATCATATCATCTTCTGTTGTCAAAACAAAATGTTTTTCAGAAAATATTGAAAAGTCTACTTCATTTATTCTAGGTTTAAATTTAGGTTTAATATGATGCAAACTTTTAGCAAACATACTAGGATTTCTAAATGTGGTTGGTTTATGAACATCTTTATTAAACTTTATATAATGAATACAAGAATAGTCTGCAACTGGTAAATGATTATGTGGAGCCATATATTGAGAACCTTTAGTTGCAACAATATTATCTAAACTATATTCAAACCTTTTAAATTTTAGTTGTTTAGTAAATTCAGTAAATGTATTATTGTAAACATCTGTTAGTTTATCTAAAACTGGTTTATCGTAATCATCATTGTCAAAATCAGCATATGAATGATGTATGTCACTATTACTATCAAACTTATTTCTATAACTATTTTTTTGGTAATTCTTTTCTACAATATCAATTATACTTTGTTTATTATATAAGTTTGGGTCAATATGAAATTTGTAAATCATTGTTGGGAACAATGGTATGCTGTCAATCCTCATCTTTACAAATACCCATAATCAAAGATAAAAACATTTTGCCTGGTGGTGCAATAATTCTAATACCAGAATTGGGTGGCATTACAATAAAACTTCCCTCTTTGAGTGGTAGTTTAAAAATGCCTTTCTCACCAGTTTGAATGTCTAAGTCTATACAATCTGGAGAACAACAAGGTACATATAACATACGATAATGTGATGGAACATCTGTAGCCTTGTTTAAATCTGCTTGTACAACATAATATTTACCGAATCCAACATCTTCTAATAACTTCATTAGTTTATCAAATAGTGGTTGCATCCAATCGTGTTCAGTTACATCTGCAAAGCTTTTATCTTTTGTAAAAACATCTTTTGCAACATCAAGAAAATTCTCGTGAAAAGATAATGCTTGACTATGCAAAAGAGTTTTATCATTTTTATTACGATTTTCACCTAACCAAATAGAACCCTTTGGGTGTATATCTTTTATTTCATTAAATTTAATCATTAAGTGGTATAAGTCCTTTACCTATCAAATATCCGTCATCACCTATTGCTTTATCGGATGTAAATTCTTTCACATATTCTCTAATGCCTGGAATCACAGTTGCGTGTGCATCTTTTACATAAAACCATAATGACCTAGAAATAGGATATGTACCATTACTAATTAATTCAAATTCTGGACTAACACCATTAATTGTTGCAGCCTTTACTTTATCTCTATTCTCATCTAAAAAAGAATAACCAAATATACCTAATGAATCTGGGTTTGTTATTAATTTTTCAATTATTAGATTGTCGTTCTCACCAGCTTCTATATATACACCATCTGTTCTTATTGCACGACATTCAGATTTATATAATTCTTTATTTTTTTCTTTAAGTTTTTTTCTCTCTGGATATGTTTTACAGCCCCTTTCAATACCAAGTTCATTAAGTGCATCTCTAGTACCAGATGTTGGAGGTGGGCCATAAACAGCAATAGGTAAGTCTGGATATGTTGGATTTATTTCTATCCATTTTTTATATGGATTAGGTTTAACAGTTTTACCATCAATGTCTGCTGGTACATCTTTTGCAAGTGCAAGATATAAATCTCTTGTTGATAAATGAAAGTTAACACCTTTTTTTGAGTTTGCAATCGCAATACCATCATATCCTATTTTAACTTCTGTAATATCTTTGATACCATTTTTTTTACAATTATCTATTTCTGTTTGTTTTATTCTTCTTGATGCATTTGTTATGTCTGGGTGTTGTGTTCCCATACCAGCACAAAAAAGTTTTAATCCACCACCAGAACCAGTTGACTCAACTACTGGTGTTTTAAATCCACTAGACTTACCAAATCGTTCTGCAACAGTTGTTGCAAATGGATATACAGTAGAACTACCTACTATTTTAATTTGGTCTCGTGCAAACAAAGTTGTTGCAAATAATAATGTAAATACAAATAAGAAGTTTCTCATTTTACTTTCCTTTATTACTTTTAATATACTGAAGTATATTTTGTGGTGAGGTTTCACCATATGGGTCATCATCTGCATTATCTTTTTTGTTTGGTTCAATAAAAAGATGTTCAATGTTTTTATCATTTATTATAGCCGCATATCTCCACGACCTATCACCAAAACCTAAATTTTCTTTTTTAACTAACATACCCATTCCAGAAGTAAAATCTCCATTACCATCTGGTATAACTTTAACATTTTCTAAACTATGTTGTTCTGCCCATTTGTTCATTACAAATGCATCATTACAAGACATACAATAAA